AATTCTTTTACATTTAACGGACGCAGTTCAGAGGATTTTGGTGTGCGGGTTGAAAAATATCCGGATCTGAACCGTTCACAGAGAAAATATAAATCAACATCTGTTCCAGGAAGAAACGGAAACATCTATCAGATGGAGGATGTCTGGGAAGAGGTTCCGGTTGCATATAAGATTTTTGCTGGGAGCCGTCACAAGGGGTGCGCTGTAGAAACATTCACGGAGATCATGGAGTGGCTGCATTCTGCAAATGATTATGCAATACTTTCTGATTCATTTGATCCGAATCATTATCGAATGGCTGTATATGTTGATTCCACAGATGTCGAATCGGAATGGCATACATTTGGACGGGCAACGATTCGTTTCCGGTGTAGACCGGAGAGATATATCGCTGGAGCAACACAGGACGTGGAAAACGGCGGGTCGATTTATAATCCGACAAACCACATCGCAAAACCGATCATCACAATGACCGGCACAGGGACACGGAGCCAGTTGTCGCTTCTGAATAAGACAATGGCAAATTATGAGCTGGTCGTTGGTTCGGCTCAATTATACGGACTGGTCTCTGACGCGCTGAACGGAAAAGTGTTTTGGGTATGGCCATACCCCGTAACATCAACAATGCGCATCCGTTATATCGGCGGAAACGATTCACAGCTGAACCTGAACAATGCGAATGGACAAGTTGGAGCGACCTCAACCGATACAACAAGAGGGCTCGGTTTTATCCTTCCCGTCATACCAAACACGGAATACACGATTTCTGCCAACGCTATATCGAATAACAGCAAGATAAGGATTTGGTATGCTGCATCGGGCGGATACAATGACATTCTTGGAATGGAAGAAGCATCTGCATCCGGACTGAAGATCAAGCACACATTCAAAACACCTGCGGAATGCGGTTATATTCTAATTGCATTTTATCGGACAGACGGCACAGGCATTCTTTTCTCGAATGTGATGCTGAATGCCGGGTCAGAAGCAAAGACCTTTAAAGCATACAGCTCGCCAATCCAGACGGACTTCACTATCGGGAATGTGACGCTTTCCATGCTCTCGGAGGGATTTGATGCGGCAGAGATCAACTGTGAGCGTGAAAACCTGACTATTGACGGAGTAGAGAAAAACAACATCGCCAGCATCATTGACCGGTTCGGCAATGCTTCCGTGGACTTTCTGCAGCTTATAAAAGGCGACAACGCAGTGGCATTCAGCGGCGACATTGATTCGGTTGTGATGGATCCGCGGATCTGGGAATTGTAGGAGGTGGTCTGAATGTTTCCTACAATTCACGATTTTACTGGAAATAATCTGAATACACAGGGCTATGGAGCATTATCTGATTGTCTGTCATGCTCGGTTACAGAGGAGCTGAACGGCGGATTCACGCTGGAGCTTCAATATCCATTAAAGGGGATCCATGCGGAATATCTTGCAACAGGAAACATCATAATGGTAAAGCCAAACCACAACCAGAGCAAGCAACCGTTCCGGATCGATCAGATCCGGAAGTCATTTGCAAATAATATTGTGGTTTACGCAAATCACATTTGCTATGACATGGCAGGATATTACATCAAAGGCTCATATACAAGGAACAGCCTTGCTGATCTGTTTGATCTTCTGAACAGCTGGACATGGAGCGCAGACAGCGCGCTGGCGCATGACTTTAAGTTCTATGCAGACTTCATTTCCAACAAGACATTCAATCTTCCAGTGCGCCAGACCTTGCGGTCATGGATGGGCGGACAGGAAGGCTCGATTCTTGACACCTATGGTGGCGAATGGGAATACGACGGATTCAACTGTTATCTGAAAGCACGCAGAGGACGCGACACCGGGATCCGGATCTCTTACGGCAAGAACCTTGCAGAATATGAGAAGCAGAAAGACTACAACGATGTCAGTCATGTGATCGCTTACTGGCAGAAGGATGACGTGACAGTATTCAGCGATGTCGTTCCGACTGGCATGAACTGTCCGTTTAGGACTGTTTACTATGACGCTTCCAAGGAATATGATAGTCAGCCTACAACGGCACAGCTCAATAATTCAGCGAATGCACAGATTGCTTTACTTAATCCTGCAGCGCAGACGATCACAGTCACGCCGGCACAAATCGGAAATGACATCATCGGTCTGGGCGATTCCGTCCTGATCTGTTATGAATCAGTGTTTCAGGCCAGGGTGATCAAAACGACCTGGAACGCGCTCCGCGGTGCTTACGACAAGCTGGAGCTTGGAACCAGGAAGGAAAACATCGCAGAAACTATAAAGTCATTAGTTCAATAAATAGGAGGAATAAGAATGGCTTACACTTATACAGATCTTACGATCAAAATGAAGATTGACCCTCGCTGGTTAGCGGACGAAGGCACGATCTATGTCGGTCTGCAGCCTGCCAACGGAGCAGCCGTGGAAGTGGAGACCACCGATGTGGATCTGAGCACCGGCATCATAACGGCATACCTGACACAAGAGCAGAGCTCCAAGCTGGTTGGAAGAGTTTGGATTCAGTGCAACGGCTTCTTGAATGGAGCCCGTTGGGCATCTGAAGCTGTGCCGGTATCAATCCGACGGAACACGATCGAAAGGGTGATAACGAATGGCTAACTGTAATAATAAATATATCATTCCGATGACGCTTGAGATTGAGAATGCGGACATCGTTATGACAATAGACGGCGATCTGGAAGACATTCCGATGACGCTTGAGATTGAGAATGCGGACATCGTTATGACAATAGACGGCGATCTGGAAGACATTCCGATGACGATCGAACTGCCTCAGGAAATCCCGATGCTTGTGCATCTGATCTATGGCGACTTTGAACCGCAGAGTGCGATTGCCGGAATAGCGGTGGCAGGCATTGCCATTGCAGGATATGTCTGGAGCTAAAGGAGGAAAAAATGTCTTTTGTAAAAAGAAATTATGTGGATGGCGAAACAGTCATCACGGCTTCCAATCTTAATGATATTCAGGATGCGGTGATTGATCTTGAAGCGACACGGAACGTACCAACTAATGTACGCACCGCAATCTATACTCTGTTGGAGAACGCAGCTTATGCAACCACGGGACTTGAGGACGAGATTGCCATTGTAGAAGAGTGGGCAGCGGAGATCACATCGCTTACCCTGTCGGCATTCACCTTGTCGCTCAACCAAGATATTCCGCAGACGCTTACGGCAACAACTATTCCAAGTGGGATTACTGTTGCTTGGACATCATCTGATTCTTCTGTTGCAACGGTAAGCGATGGAGTTGTAACGGGTGTATCAAATGGTTCTTGTACCATTACGGCATCTGCCGGAGATTTATCTGCTACCTGCGATGTAACCGTAAGCGGATTTGCAGAGTTAGAGAGCATCTCTGCGGTCTACACGCAGAGTGGAACTGTCTATGACACAGATTCGCTTGACAGTTTGAAAGCCGATTTGGTAGTCACCGCAACCTATTCCGATAGTTCAACAGCTACAATTGCAAGCGCAGATTATACTCTGAGCGGTACACTTACAGAAGGTACGAGCACGATTACCGTGGCTTATAGTGGGAAGACCACTACATTTACTGTGACAGTGACACATATAGCACAAGACACCACTGCTGAAATTGAAAAAAGTGGTAAATATATTACTTATACTTCATCTGCAGGTTATTTTAACAAAACATCTGCTAATGCAGGAACTACAATAAAATATGCCGTTGTTAATGCTCCATCAAATAAACTACATCTTGCAGGTATTATACCAACCGATGCTCTTTCCAATAAGACATTGAACAAAGATACTAATCCAGCTTGTGCAGTTTTGTATGATGCAAATGGAGAAAAATTCACAGGCGGGTATGTTACGGAGCAATCTGCAAGTTCATATAATAGATGGGTGCAAAATGTGAATGGTTCCATGACAGAATACAACCAATCATGGGAAATTGCTTCTGGTTATTATTACATTACTTTTTCTGTCGATATGCGTTATCTGGATGATGCTTATATATATGATGGCACAACAGGGCAGGTGTTCTTTGCAGGTATCAATACTCCATATTATGGCATGACCAATATTTCAGAAGCAAATGCGTAAGGGGGGAATAGAATATGGTTTACGATATTAACGGCAATCAATTAATGGATGATGTCACCGTCGAAGAATATTACGAAGATGAAATGATAGACACCATCGCAAAGGTTCGGGATATTAATGATGAACCTGCCATCGTGTTCCCATGCGTGACGGACATACACAGATATAAAGCAACTGTACAGACTTTTGAAAAGATGATCGCAAACATCACAAAGTTCACGGAGAGCGTGAAGTGTGATTTTATCGCAAATCTTGGGGACACTATTGAGGGCGATACATCCAAAGCGATTGGACTTGGTTATGCCTTTGATGACATCAAAGCATTCCACGGCATTGGTGTTCCACTTATCTATGCACAGGGGAATCACGACAACAATATCTATTCGTCCAACGTAAACACGGATAAGTTCAATATCTTTGAGGTGTTCAAATCATTTTTTGTGAACACAAAAGGGATCACATATAACTTCGCAGAGAATGGCACGGATTATTATGTCGATTTCCCAATCGGCATTCGTGTGGTTGTTCTTAATTCCTGCAACGTAAAAAATGCAAACAATTATGCCTATGGAAGCAGTACGGCATCGTGGCTGACTAATACTGCACTTAATACAGATAATAAGGTTATTCTTCTGTCGCACTTGTCATCTGTTGCATCGCAAGTATGGAATAACAATCATGGAACGTATGCAGATGGAGTACAGAGTGCGATTACATCATTTGTGAACAATGGCGGTACATTGATATCTGTCAGCGGACATTCACACATTGATGTCGCTTTTGTCAAGCCGTGGCTTTCCGTTATGAATGTGTGTCAGAAATTTGAAGTGGCTAACACTTCGACATCGCAATACCAAATGATAACAGGATACGTTGACGGATTAAACGCACCAGTCAGAACAGCAAACACATACACGGAAGATGCTTGGACGGTGTGCGTTCTAAAGCCAAATAGCAAGGAGTTCGATTGCATCCGCTTTGGAGCTGGTGCAGACAGATATTTCCATTATGAGCCGATTGCCCCAACAACATTATCCTCACGGCTTTCAAATGTCACATGGTCATCTTCTGATACATCCGTGGCAACTGTCAGCAATGGAGTTGTGACAGGCGTTGCAAGTGGAACTTGCGGAATCTTGGCGAAAGATAGCGAGGGCAATTACGAATGCTGGACAATAAAAGTGCAATAGAAATACTTGAGAACAAAACAGGATATTGCATCGTGGCAGAAGATTGCGATGCGGAAGTGATTGAAGAAGCAATCCAAATTGCTTTGGAAGCATTAAAACGAGAGGTGACAACATGAAATTTTTTAAAAGCAACGAATGGCAATGGCGGTTGCTCCGCACAATCGTTCAGGGAGTTATCGGTTTCTTAATTGCCAATATTGATCTGTTATTCGCCAACCTTACTTTGGATGCCAATACAAAGGCAATCATTGTAGGAGTGGTTATGGCTATTCTTTCGCCAATCATGGCAGAGATCGGAAACAAGAACACAGAGGAGAAGTAAATGGACACAGCTATCATCGTCAGCATAATTTCAGGGGTATTTACACTCGCAGGCACGATCATTTCCGTGGTCGTGGGATTCAGCAAGGCATCACAGAAAGCGGCGATCCAGCAGGCTGTCACTGACACGAAGCTGGACGAACTGACAAGGGAAGTCCGCAAGCACAACAACTTTGCGGAACGGATGCCAGTTATAGAGGAACAGATGAAAGTGGTGAACCATCGGATCAAAGACTTGGAGGAAAAGACGAAATGAGCAACAAATTAGTCCGCAGACCAAGCATCAGAAGAAGATGCAGGAAGTGCCGGACTTTGTTAATCAATGAACCCGAAAAGGGTGCTGTTTGCCCGAAGTGCGGATGGTACAGGAGAGCCTACACTGATAAAGAGATGGCAAAAGAAGTAACAGACGAGAGCTGAAAATCTCTTTTTTAATGCTTCGGTGGCGGAATTGGGAGACGCTAACTGGCGGAGAGATTTATAGAAGCGAGGTTACGACAACGCTTTGAATTGCCGAAAAAAATCTCATGCAAGGTTCGATCCCTTGCCCGAAGCAAAAACAAAATAGGAGGTACAAATATGGACGAACAAACAAAGGTAAACACAGACGACATCAGAAACCTTGTGGCGGAAGGAGTGATTGAGAATGTTCAAGATTCGGACGAGCAAACCGACAACTTGGAACAAGATATGGAATAACTATCACAACGGCGGGATCTCACAGTGCATTGACGGAAAACCGAAAGATCCGATCTCAAATGTGATAGCGAACTGTGTCGGATATGCCTGCTCCCGATTCAACGAGATCTATAACGAGCTGACAGGGTTCAATGGGATGCAGTTCCCGACATTGAATTGCAATGCGGAGGAGTTCTGGCACAGAGCTGATCAGCTCGGACTGAAAAAAGGACAGGATCCGAAAGCCGGATCCATTATGGTCTGGGAAGGTCTTGGTGATCTTGCTGGTCATGTGGCAATCGTGGAGCGCGTGGATTCTGCTGCGCAGGTCTACACCAGCGAATCCGGATATGATTCTCCGGCGTTCTGGAACGCACACAGAGCAAAAGGAAACGGCAACTGGGGCGCAGGATCCTCTTACAAGTTCCTGGGCTTTGTTTATAATCCGGCTGTCCGAAACCTGGAATGGAAAAAAGAATGGCATCTGTATGAAGACGGCAAAGAGCTCACCGGCTGGCAGAAGGTAAAGAACAAATGGTATTACATGAACCAGTACGGCGCAATGCAGACTGGATGGCTTTACACCGACCGATGGTATCTGCTCGATGCAGATGGAGCAATGCTCACCGGCTGGCAGAAGGTAAAGAACAAATGGTATTATCTCCAGCCACGCGCTGATGGCACTCATAAAGAGGGCGAAATGCGGATCGGCTGGATCAAAATGAACGACAAATGGTATCTGCTGTCCAACAACGGCGACATGCTCACCGGATGGCAGAAAGTGAATAATAAATGGTATTACCTGGAACCTTATGGAGCTATGAAGACCGGCTGGCTTCAGGACAATGGGAAATGGTACTACCTGGATCTGAAAGACGGATTTATGTATACCGGAACGCATATGATCGATGGCAAGAGCTACACCTTCGATGGATCCGGTGCTTTAATATCCTGATCATTGCAGCGGGCGGACCGTCTGGCGTTGTGTTTTTGCTCCTTTCGGCGCACCTCCTAAATAGTTACATACACCGCCCGCTGTTGTGATAGATTCACTCTTTTTTATCCCCTGAAAAAAGACCTTCGGAATTATGATCCGGAGGTCTTTTTTGTGTGATATTTTTGTGATATTTTTGTGATCTGTGATGAAATTGTGATACAGGAATCACACAAAATCGCAAAGAATCACAAGGAATCACAACTACAAAAAATAAAGCGGAAAGCCTTTAAATTCAAGGTTTTCCGCTATTTTCTAAGGCGTGCACCCTCAGGGGCTCGAACCCTGGACACCCTGATTAAGAGTCAGGGTAACTTTGTTATAAAATCAATGGTTTCAGGCCGTTTCTGTGATAAACTGTGATATGATTTTATAGGACGGCCTTCAGATCCGGATAAATATATCCGGCATTTTCTTTCTTTTCATCTATGTGGCTGTAAATCCGGATGAACACTTCCTCGGAATGTCCCATCAGCTCCGCAGCCTTCTTTGTTGATATGATTCCCTTCTGGCAAAGATAATAAAGATCCGTAGATCTCCGGTGCCTAAATTCATAGAAATTTCTACCAGATACCAGGTTATGATTCTCGTCACCACCAAGAGCCTCATTGACAGCCTTCCATACACGTTCCTGCATTCGTCTGTAGGCACTTTTTGTCATTAGCCCACCGTCTTTCTTGGCGAACAGCAGAAAGCTCTTTAATCCGCGCATATATTCCTTTAACAGCGGTTTAATCTCCTCCGGCACAGGGATCTCTCTGTCTTTTCCTGTCTTTGTATCCTTAATTTTTGATGAATTGTCATTTGACAGCTCCACAGCCTTGTTGATCCGCAGGATATTGTTGTCCAGGTCAAAGTCTGTGATCTGTAAGGCAAGGGCCTCTGCTGGACGTAGACCGAACACTTGCAGGATTGTAACGAACATCCTGTCTGTTGGATCCAGAGCAGCTCTGCGGATCCCGTCAAGCTCCCATTCTGTCAGCAGGTGGATCTGTTTCTTTTTATGCTCCGGAAGGGACAGACCGTCCGCAGGGTTCCTGATCAGGATGCCGTCCGATATTGCTGCCTTGAAAATCTGGAACAGTGTATCGCGCACGATTTTGGCTGTTTTAGGGGTTTCCCAAAGAGCATTGACCACTTGCTGGCACGCTGTTTTTGTGATGGATTTCAGCGGAAATCTGTCCAGATCCGAGCATTTGCGAAGGGCATATTGATACATTTCCTGCGTCCGTGCAGAACGGTTGGATTTATATGCTTTGAACCATTCTCCCGAATATCTTCGGAATGTCACATCCGAAGTGTTTGGTGTCAGCTTCCATTCTAATTTCAGCCGCTCGGTTTTTTCATTCAGCTCTCGAATGGTATTTGCGTGGACCCACTTCCGGATCTGTTTTCCGTTCAGATCATATCCGAGCGTGATTTGCTTGTTGTATTTCATTCGTCATTCTCCAGTCCCATCAATTTAGCTGGCGTAGTTTCCAGCGCAGTTGCAATCTGCTTCAGCCTTCCAATAGTTATATCTACCAGACCTTTTTCCATCTTTGCTATTGTGGAGTTGTCTTTGTATCCAACCTTGGAGGCTAATTCTCGCTGTGACATATTCAATTCTTCTCGTCTTTTCCTGATGTTGATATATACAATGTCCATGATTTTTCCCCTTTTTTTGCTAATTATAGCGATTTGATGGATTAAATTCAAGTTTTATATTGACAAAAGTCGAATAATGGCATATATTGGTGATGGATTTAATCCATCGCACTAAATATGGAGGGAGGTTAAATAATGGAAAATAAGCTCATGGCTTTAATTGAGGAAAAACGCTGCAAGCTTCACTTGACTGTCGAAGAGCTTTGCCATCAGATCGGCGTTGATGTGTCCACTTATTACAAGTGGAAGGCGGATCCAGACCGGATCAAGCTGTCTACAGTCAGGAAGATTGCGGAAGTTCTTAATTTCACAATCGCGGAGAAAAAACAGGTTCTGTAATATTTTTTTACCATTCAAGATGGATTTAATCCATCAAACAACACCTATATTGAGAGAGTTTGTGGAAAACGAAAGGAGGAACCATGAAGAAAAAAGAAACCAAACCAAGGAAACAGACACAGTATGACAAGATCTATCTCTATGTCAGAGAGCATGGATCCATATCACCGCAGGAGGCGTTCAAGCTCGGAATCACCAAGCTGGCAACCAGGATCAGCGAGATGACGCGCTCCGGAGCTTATTCGGTGGTCAAGGTCCCGGTGGTCATCAATGGCGTGCGCTACATGACATACAAAAACATTAAGAAAAGGAGGATCAAAAATGAAGGTAAATAAGGACAACCTGCTGGCGGCGATCGAGACAGTTCTCCGGATGGATAAGAGCACGATCAAACGGCTGGAATGGGACGAGTTCAAGACCACGGTCAGGATGTTCAACCGAATGGGGACCTGCGTGGATGCAGCATATGTCGGCACAGACAGCCCGATCAACATCATGCTCACTGTGGCAGCAAAGGCATCAGCACTGAAGGGAGGCAGGCGATGAAAAAAAGACATTTGAGGGATTGGGTCTGGATCACAATGGCGATCGGCGTGTTTCTGAGTGCGATCTTCGCTGCAGGCCTGATCGAGAAATGGTTATGAAGCCGGTGATGTCCATCGCGGAGCTGGTTGCGGAAGGATTTCCTGAAGCGGAGCTGCGGGAGATCGCAAAAAGCGAGGACTTTCCGGAGATCGGATTCCGCGGTGAGAAGAAGCGGTCGAAAATTTATTTTTACACAGAAAAATTAAAAAAGTATTTAGAAAGGAGAACAGAATGGCAGTACCAGTCCTCATTATAGGAAAATCAGGTTCCGGGAAATCAACGGCTATGCGCAACTGCGTTGATAATCCACATTGGAACCTGATCAGTGTCTTGGGGAAACCTTTACCGTTCAGAGGTAAGATCCCGCAAGTTGTCTCTGATGATTATCGCACAATCATGGCCTGTTTGTCAAAGTCAGAGGCAGAAAGCATCGTGATCGACGATGCCGGATATTTAATCACTAACATGTTCATGAAAGAACACTCCTCTACCGGAGGTGGAAACGCGGTCTTTACTTTTTATAACAAGATCGCGGACCACTTCTGGAACCTGATCGAGTTCATCCGCAGGCTTCCGGAAAACAAGATCATCTATATGATGATGCACGAAGAACAGAGCGACTTCGGAGACATCAAACCGAAGACACTCGGCAAGCTGCTGGACGAGAAGGTCTGTGTGGAGGGCATGTTCACGATCGTGCTTCGGAGCATTGAGGAGAATGGCAAATATTATTTTGTAACCCAGATGAAAGACGGAGCCGTCAGCAAAAGCCCGCTGGGAATGTTTGAGGATGTCAAGATCGACAACGACCTGCAGGCAGTCGACGACGTGATCCGGAAATACTACGAAATCGAGGTGGCGGAAGCATGATTGCTAAGGTGAACCAGCTGCTGTTCGACCGGATCTGGTATGACAACAAGAGGTTTATCAGCCTGCAAGGTCCTGATGTGTCAGGACATGAGCTGGAGATCCGTGCGCCTGGCTATAACCGGTATATGACCGGCATGGCCACGGAATACGAAGATGGATTTGTAACGATTGAGATCTTCACGAAGGTAAATAAATGAGTGACGAGGGAGCTTACAACTTATTAATCGCAATAACAGAACGAGCCTATAAGGATTACGTTATCGGGCTGAAGCTGATGCGCACCAACTTCAGGAAGAAGACGCATCATGTAGAACAGATAATGAAACACTACGAGACGGCCCGGATCTTCCTGGAAGGCACAAAAATGGGCGATTATTTATTACAAAAAGCAGAAAAGGAGGTAAAAAATGAAAGGATATAAAGCAACTAATCTGAACATGACTTGCCGCGGGTATCGTTATGAACTTGGCAAATCTTTTCATCAAGACGGACCGATTCAGGTTTGTATTAATGGCTTTCATTTTTGCGACACGGTTAAAAAATGTCTTGATTTTTATGATCGAGACGCTTGCAGAATTTTTGAAGTTGAAGCGTCAGGCATTTTTGATGGAGATTCCGAAAAATATGCCTGCAGTGACATTCGGTTTATTCGAGAGCTTTCTCTGATTGAAATTAATCGGGCATTTTACGGCAACGGCTACGGCAACGGCTACGGCAACGGCGACGGCAACGGCTACGGCTACGGCAACGGCTACGGCTACGGCAACGGCGACGGCTACGGCAACGGCTACGGCAACGGCGACGGCAACGGCAACGGCTACGGCAACGGCGACGGCAACGGCTACGGCGACGGCTACGGCGACGGCGACGGCTACGGCAACGGCTACGGCTACGGCTACGGCGACGGCTACGGCTACGGCTACGGCGACGGCTACGGCTACGGCGACGCCATAAATAAGGTTTTAAATTTTAAGGAGGAATAAAAAATGAAATCAATAATAGTTGTTTGTGAATATGGATGGATCTTT